TATTCAACCACCCCGCCTCAATGACCACTTTCTTAATTTCATCTTGGTGGCTTCGGAATAACTCTACAGTCTGAGCAAAGGTTAAATTTTTAAGTTCCAGTGACTGCCCTAAGACAGCCACTCCTGATTTTTCTAAGTCCGGATCGATGCCGATAATCAGGTCAGTCATTGGCACCTCGATCAAGATTGCTGCCACTCACCTCATCAAGCTCTTCTAATGCTTTATCTAGTAAGTTGCCTAATTCACTAACCTTGCCCACAGCCTCATCCCTTTCCTTCTTCACCCCGATATAACAAGCCTCCATGTTATTCAGTTGCTCTCTCAAGCTTTCAATCTGCTTCTCATACTTCCGCAGATCAGCGTCTTGAAGCTTGATTGCTACATCCATTTCTTTGATGGCGGCTTCTTTGGCTTTCAGCATGTCGAATAGCTCAGCTACGGTCTTATGTGCTACATCCTTAAAATTCATCCCAATCACCCCGAATCAAATCTTCAAACTGCTTACTTTCTTCATCTGCCGCCTGGTGCATCATTTCAAATTGCTGCTGAAGTAATTCCTTTTCCTGTAGATCAGTCGTCCGGTTGATCTGGTCTCTTAATTCTGTGAATCCTGTCATGCTGCTCTCCCTAGTGCATCAACCCACTTATCCAATTCAATCTGAGCAAACTGCTTAATTTCATGGTCCTTGCTATGACTTAAATGAGCCGATTTAATGATGATTTGCTCAATCTTTTTCTGATTACTTTTCTCGTCCAGCTCAATAATCGAAATGCCATAACTGATTGCATTCCACTGGCTTTCCGAAATCCCTTTTTCCATCAGTGAAACTTTGCTAACGAACTGCCGTGAACAATTTAAAACTTTGGCTAGAGCACTGGTCCGACCCACTCCCATCTCAAGCCAAGCACGTATTTTTTTATTTCTGCTCATCCCTGCACTCCCGCTGCTTGCGCTTCCTTCTTGCGCTTTCTCAAATCAGCCATATAGATACGGCATGCTTCACGAGTCTCTGGCGTTCTGATTCCGTAGTTGTAGGCTTGGCGCTTTGCCAGAATTTCAACCCAATCCACGGTTTTATTGTCGTTTTGGTCTTTCACACCCCACCCCCTGCGCTTTTCCCTACACGTTTCACCATTGCAGCCAATTCAGGCGGGCACGGCACACCTTTTCTCGGTGCATAGTTGTGAGTAATCGCCTTAACTTCTGGCTTTCTCCACATCTCCTGAACTCGACCTTGCTCTTTTGCCTTTTGCAGATAGTCCTCGTAAATGTCCTTAAATGCTCTGTGAGCAGCTTTTTGCCCTTCCACATCCAAGATATGGCGAACTTCTTCTAAAGCGCATTTGGCGAGTGCTGTGATTGATTTAGACGGGTCTGCTTCAAAGTTCATTGCTTTCGCCCAAGCCTGATCAGCAGTCCACCATTCAGAGGCAATGCACCAGCTGCGGAATTCTGGAAGTGATGGACACCATTTCTCAGTCAACATGCGATCTAAGCCGCGCTTAATGTCTTTAGGCTTAAGGCCATTCAAAACAGTGCAAGTGGTTTGCTGCAACTGAACTGGATCAATAGACCCAAACTTCTTGTCAAACTCAGCACCATAAAGTTGCTGTATGCGACCTAATACCTGATCCGCCACTTCAACTGGAAAATCCACAGCGAAGGCATTTTGAAATAACTGAATACTGTTCATTAGTTCACATCCTTCATTTGTGGTTGAGCAAAGCCTTGACCAAAGCGATGAGGTTTGTTTTGTTGAGCAGGTTGGTTTTGAGTTTTCACCCACTCCGCCTTAAACCCCTTCCATGAGTTCACAACACAGTGTTCAAGGACCTGATTTAAAGTGAGACCAGATTTTTGTTGTTCAGAGATAAGAGACTTGAATGCTGTTTCTGAATTAACCGCTTTCTTCGCTTTACGAACTTCCATGTATTCAGAGATAAGCTTTTGATCTGCTCCTTGAGTTAAAAGAGCCTTGGTAAAGTTAAATTTGCCTTTAGGTATATTTGTATTCTCTGAGGTAGTCTCTGCTGTATTCTCTGTATTAGATTGCTGGTTTTCCTCAGCCTTGTTTGTGGCATTACCGCTATCTAGTTTGTGGGATTCCCACATACTGGAATGATGCTTTTCCGCATACTGGATTAATGCTGTATAAAGCTTTTCATGTTCAACCTTGAAGTGGACTTTGCAAGGCACACCATGCTTATGTTCAGACACAAAACCTAGGCTGCGTAGCTTTTTACGAGCTGTTTCCTGTTCCCAGCGACTCAAGCCTGTTTCTTCTTCCCATTCGTCCTGAGTCTTATAAAAGAAACCGTTGCGGTCTTTGGTGCGTTTAGACCAGTACACCATCTGAGACAGCATTAAAGCGCCATTGATACCGCAACCAAGCGCGACATAGTGACGATTGAAAGCAATAGGCTTGTCATTCATTGAGTCGATTAGAGCGACCATTTGAGGGTTTAGCATGTTCATGCGGCACCCCCGAATAAATCTGGTTGAGCAGCAGCTGGATTCATCCATAAACATTCAATTCGTGTATCAGTCCCACGACCAGATGAAATACGAGCCTTAATTTCTACTTTCTTCCAGCCTTTGAGCACGTCCTCATACAGGTCGGATTGGTAACCTGAAAGCATGACCATTCCTTCTAGATCGAGTAAGGTATTAAGTAGATCCAGGTGATCTTTATCACCCATCTCATGGCGATAAACGCGGCCAGTCTTGGCACCTTCATAGCGAGTATCGTGAACATACGGTGGATCTACATAATGCAAAGTGGTAGGAGTATCATGATCTTTCAGCACCTGAATTGCTGGACGGTTCTCGATCAAAACTCCACTCAATCTCTGGCCAATCTGACTTAGATGTTCTGGATATGTGGTCCACAGTGATTGAGCTGTGCCGTACTGGCGCTTGGTATCAATACGAAATCCTGTAATACCCTTGGTTGCACCAGCCGATCCAAAGCCCATCTGAGCACGGATGATCGTACGACGTGCACGTTCCACCGAGTCTTCCGTAATTCCCCAAGAATTCTCAAATTCTTCACGGCTGTACGGAGTTAGAATCAATTGTTCAATCAGCTTTTCTCTCGAGCTAGAACTTCGAAGTACCTGAAAAAGATTAACGATGTCACCATCAAGGTCGTTATAAACCTCAGCGTACGCTCGCGGCTTCTGCAGAAGAACTCCAGCTGCTCCACCAAATACTTCTGTGTAGCAAGTGTGATTTGGCATTTGAGAAATAATCCAATGAGCAATACGGAACTTTCCACCGTGGTACCGAATAAGAGGATGATTCATTTTCATACCACAACCCCCTCACCAACTAATTTCTCAATAACCCACGCCTCACCTTTTGTTGTGAACATAGGTTGAGAAAAGCCAAGTTCGGTCTGCTTCAACTCACCAAAGCCTTTATCGATAAACCATTGCTGGAATACACGTGCACGCTTAACACCACGGCTGTAAACATTAAGTTGATCAAGGTGCTTATTCATTGCCATAGCTGACATGCCAAGCTTTTGAGCAACTTGGGTAGCGTTTAGAAGTGTTGAGCGTTCAACAACGGTGTCGAAGTACTGGACTTTAGGGGCTGCGAGTTCTAATTGGCGTGCTTGATCGGCTGCTAATTGGAGGGCTTCGGAAAAAGATTGGGGGAGTTGTACAGCGTTTTGGTTTTCCAATTCATACCAGCGCTTTACCAGTGCTGCGGTAAACTCTGGACAAAGTTGGGCCACTACAGTAATTGAGTCTAATTTGCCTTGTTCGCCAGAGAAAACATAAACCTCAACATCGTAAATTCGGTTATTAGCCTCCTTTTGCACAACCACACTGTGTGGGCATGCTATTACAGCTTCACGTTTTTCTGTTTTGGTAGACAAAATCTCGATAGTGCGCTTAACACTGTCATGACGTTTTTGACAAAGCTCTGAAATATCAAGGCTTGTCATGCTCTGTTGATTATGATTAAATTGTGTCATCATATTCATGTTTACTTTCCTGTCAGTTAGTGAACAACCGGAAAAGCCTGACCTCGCACGTCAGGCTTTTTCTGTTTCTGGGTTATCAATACAAGCTTGGATTTGTTTATCCAGCTCAGCCAAAGCAACATGCATCTGGTGAATCACCTTTGACATGTCTTGCACTTCACCTTTCGTGATGCGGCCATCCGCCATGATTTCGCGGAACAGGCTCATCACATCACCGCCCTTCATACCAATGCACAGCACTTTGTCTGTTAAAGACATGTCGCGGCATTCCGGAATTTCAGGGAGATCGATAGCTACCTTTTCGTGTTCAGCAGCTAAAGCTTGCAAGATGCGGTAGTCACCAGTCATAGCCATCATTTTTGATGCTTCTGACAGTGTTAAGTGGTGAGTGTCGGTATTTGGATTAACTTTGCTGTTTAGAACAGCTGGACTTTTAATGCCCATCCTTGGGGCTAAGGCATTTGCGCCACCTGGGTAGTCATGCACTGTGCTGTATGCTGCATCCGTTATGTTCATTTAGTCTTCCTAAAAACGTATTTTTGTTTACTTAACTGGTACATACTTGTTTTAAGCAGTGTTGATTAAGCTGCATTGTTGTTTGAGGTGGTTGATTGTGGTTTTAAAAATAGTTCAGGGAATTCAAGTTTTACCTTTGCTGGAATCCCGCGAACCGTCCAGTTTTGAACACGCTGAATGCTGTAACCTAGTGAATCGGCGACCTTTGCAGGCCCACCTAGATTCGCGATGGTTTCCTTATCAGCTTTTACTGAGATAGCCATAATTTAATTCTCAACATCACGTTAAGTATATGGTAAACACAGCGTTAAGTATTGTCAATTATTCTGTTTAACACAAAATGTTTACTTTTTTGGATAATAAGAAGGCTTCTTCACACCGAGTTAACATGAGCATGCATCCATCATTACAACGACTATTAAAAATCAGTGGCTTAAATCAAGAAGAGTTGGCTAAAAAGATCGACGAATCTCCACAGACTGTTAGCAACTGGAAAAGACGCGGTGTGTCTAAATCAGGTGCAATCAAGGCATCTGCTGAATTTGGCGTATCGGTAAACTGGATTTTGCAGGGTGATGAGCAGGGTCAAAGTGTTGAAGTAACCAAGGTTCAAGGATGGGATCATCAAACTCCACTTGATGATGATGAGGTTGAGATACCGTTTTATAAGGAATTTTTAGTGTCGTGTGGTTCGGGTACAGCTGCGGAAATTATTGGTGAAGCAACAAGAAAGCTGCGCTTAAGCAAAGCAACACTCAATAAATACGGTGTATATGAAGGAAATGCTTACGCTCTAACAGCATTTGGCAATTCTATGGCCCCAGTAATCAATAATGGTGCAACCGTGTACGTGGATACTGGAAGAACACAAATTATTGATGGAAAAATTTACGCCATAAATCATGGTGGACTATTTAAATTCAAATATTTATATCGCATGCCAAAAGGTGGGGTGCGAATTGTTAGTGCTAATACTGAAGAGTATCCAGAAGAGATATTGACCGCTGAAGATATTATGGAGCAGGAATTCTGTGTAGTGGCTTATGCATTCAATGTACAAAATCCCCTTCCATAAAAATTAAAAAAATAATAAGCCGCCTTCGGGCGGTTTTTTTTGCGCCTATAAAAAACTTCACAAAAGTAGTAAACAAAAATAGTCCACAAAAAGTTAACAAAATTGCTTGACGATGGTACACGTCATGTTTACTATTAATTCACAGGCAACAAAAAGCCCCAGCGTTGCACTAACAACCTGAAGCGTGACCCACCCTACAGTGAGTGAAATTATTATGAATACAAAAGTTGATGAAGGCAAGTTGAATGCTGATCGAGTTTTTAGCTATCGCGGTGAAGACAATTGGTCTGACTATGAAAATCCTGCTGAAGCTTTGGCAGACATGCTTGATGACGACGTATTAGAGGTTGGTAATACCTTTCTTACTGGTATCAAGCGCCAGCCATCGCCTACCCAGTTCATTATGGATGCTGATGAAGTTTTGGAAAATTACGATCTTCGCATTGATGACAATTATCCAGGTGATTTTTCTGACGGTAATACAGGGTCGGATAGTGTTGGTGATGAAGCAAAAGCTGAATTAAATAACTTCTTAAAAGCTTGGGCTGAAAAACACCTGAATGTCTCTTTCTGGGAAATTGATCACGATGAAGAAATTGCTGTCACTCAAGAAATGATTGATGCCTTTCATGCAAATCAACCAATTCCCCTGCCTAAATTTAAGCTTGGATGCAGCCATGACAACTAAATCCAATATTCTCAAGTCTGCATTCATTGCAGCATCAATCAGCGCGGGGATAGCAGTAGCTTACGCTTTCCAGCCGGCTAAAACTGCTGATGAATTGGCAGAGCCACAAATCAATATTGCTGCAAAGCAATACGAAGTTCAAAGCGTGAATTGCAATCAGATCTGTGTCGCTACTGTCAAAGCTGACGAATACAACATCTATGTCGAGTATGCCTTAGATGATGGCTCAGTGGAGTTCTTGGACATTCTCAATGTCGTACGTCATGAGGAAGCGGTTAATGCCTATGTTGATCGTTATGAGATTGAAAAGATTAATGCTGCGATTGCGAAGGGAGAGCGCTGATGGGTATTAAAAAATTAGTAACTCTTACCGTCGAAGTGGAAATTGAAATCGAGCTTCCTGAGCCTCTTGCAAACCCTTCTGCTGAAGATATTGAAGGCATTAAATACTGTGGCTTCGATGTTGAAAACTCTGATGATGTTTATAAAGAGGCTGCTCGCTTAGTCCTTCTTGGTTATGACGATTGCAACAATGATGTTTTTGGGTACATCAAACAATCATGGACCAAGGATCTAAGCAATCCCCCAGAAGCTACAAGTTTTTATGACCTTAAAGAACTCTACGTTGAGGATTTTAAGGTTGAGGAAATTAATGCTGCGATTGTTGGGGGTGTGAAGTGAGTCATCCAACTTTAGAGCAATTCTTGAAAGATGTTGCCCACCATCAACTGACTGTGAACCTAGATCAAGGTGTATTCCGCGATATTACGATTGCGAACCCTAACACTATGGAAATGCATTACAACATCACTACTCGTCCTGGCTATCTAATGATTACTGGCGATATGGGTGATTTCATTTTTCAACGCACAAATGACATGTTTGGATTTTTCCGCCCCCAGTCTGGTTATTACATCAATCCGTGTTACTGGGGAGAAAAAGTAGAAGCTGGTGTTATTAGTGAGTTTGATATTGATACAGCCAATTCGTCTGTACAAGGCTATTTAACCAATTTTCTGGAAGATTTAGATCTGTCCGATCCTGAAGATAGAGAAAAATCCAAGCAGGCACTGGAGGCTGTTACCAGTTTCATAAGTGGAACTCAAGGATCAGGTGAGTTTGATTTCTGGAATGAAATCAATTCTTGGGATGCAGATGAAGCAGGTGGCATGGATTTAACAGATTTTTTTGAAGCCCCAACCACCAAGGCTACTTTTCACTATATCTGGTGCTGCTACGCCATTGTTCACGCAATCAAGCTGTATGACGCGCATAAATCTAATGAGGTGCCAGCATGAACACTTACGCTCAATTCTGTGGATGTGGTGCGGCAATTTCACTTAACCAAATCTTGCTGGAGTAATTCTTAATTTTAACCTTGTGGGAGAAAAGATGATTCTTGATTCACCCGACCAGATCTTTACTGCTTTAAGTGATGGTCGAGAAGTTTACTGGTGTGAGGAAGGATCAGAGGATTGGACACCGTTAAATCAGAAAGCACAGATTAATTTTTCTGATTTATATACAGGTTTTCTTAAGTTCATGGCTTTGGATCTACCTGTAATCAAAATGCCAATCCCTGTATTGGATAGCCGATATTTTTCAACCTTTATTCGAAATGAACAAGGTTTTGAAATCTACCGAGTCGGCAACAATCCATGCCGCTTTTATGCCCTCAAGGTTAAGGGAAGTACTTTTATATCTGATTATTTTCGAAATATCGATATTTACCAAATTGAACCGAGCGGAATGCTCAAAAAAATAGATAAAACCACGGCCCCTAAATGGCTGACTGAGAATCTGGAGCGTACCAGATCAGGCACCAGAAGAAAGGCCCGTAACGCAGCCTTAGAACAAACAGGATTCTTTAGTACACAGGAATATAAAGATTTCCGTCGGTCTAAGAAGTATGCGCCAAAGTGAGTAAGAAGCATGAAAATTAAAGAAGGTGGTGGGATGGATATCAAGCCCAAGAAGGTTCTTGTGTGGCGTAATGGTCGTTATGAGGTTAAAACCCTACCACTCAGTAAGGGTGGTCGAGTTGGAAAAACAACACAGAATATCAAAGAAGCAAATGAAGTATACAGAAGATGGGTTGAGGTGGCGTGATGTATATTTCAGCTAAACAAGAAAAATGGCGACAAGAGCGCCCACTATTTGAAGCTGAGTTCATTCACTCTCATCTTCTACCGTTTTTCAATTTCAATGAAAATACTGGTGATTATGAAATCAAAAGTGAGTGTGTAAACAACACTGATGATGAGGATCGAAAAGTTGCTTACGAAGCTTTAAATACTGGTTGGGTTATGTGGTTACGTGCAAAACGTGATGCCAAAGCCCAAGCGGTGCCGGAAGGGTTTGCAATCAAAGATGTAATTAATGAGCGCCAACGTCAAATTAATCAAGAATTCTACTCTACTGAAAATGATGACGAGTACAAGCAAAATGAGCTTTTAAGAGCTGCTGTTTGTTATGCGGAAAATGTTGTTCGCAGAGGCTGGGTTTTTGATTCTAGCTTTGGCCCCGATGTTTATCAGGAAGAAGAAGTTCCAGATTTGTGGCCTTGGGATTTGGATTTTTGGAGGCCTAAGAACCCAAGAAGAGATTTGGTTAGAGCTGCTGCCCTAATAATTGCTGAAATTGAAAGAATTGATCGAAGCACAGGAGCCAGCCAATGACTGATAAATGCGTAAATACAGGGAACTGGCTAAATATGTGCGATGTCTTAAGTGAAGTCACTCGCAATGAATATGGTGATATTCAAGCACAGCGCATGAGTCATCGTGAAATAAATTCTGCCCGACTTCAAATTGTTGCAGGTCGATTTAAGAAAAACCGTGTGGTTTTGAATCACTGCCCTTTTTGTGGTGTTGATATTCGCACTGAACATAAGGATCCAGCCAATGACTGAGAACATATTCTTTATTTTACTAGGTTTATTTTTATTGGTTTTCTGCTTATTTCCTCATCTGTACTTGTTGTGGTTGTTCAGTGTTGGAGGTGAGGAATGACTGAAATCCAATTAACCAACGTGCAGTTCGCGCAGCTTCAGATCGACAACCTGGTGGCCAAAGATAAGCCATACAACGAAACATGGTCTGCCGGTGATGTAGGCTCATTCAATGCGATTTTAAATGCAGTGGATTTTGACAATGAGTTCACATATCACATGCGCGGGTGGTCACGTCAGCGGGTTAAAAGCGGCACTGGTGGGATTATCACTGTAGATGAAAGTAATGCGGATAAGTTGTATCACCTGTTCACATGCTATTTGAGCAAGTTGCCGAGTGGTGTGGTGATGGCTTTGGGAGAGGTGTCGTGAATCTAATTGAACAGTTGGGTGGGTATGAGAAGGCACTACAGTTTTTCAAAAGTGAAATGGAGTCCTTAGAAATAGACCCTGTTTTCTACTTGAATGGACAAGAGATTCTTATTGATGCTCTAGATGATGTCTTACTCCAATACCGCCGCCAGCACAATATTTATGAGGTTGGAGATAAGGTTTGTTGCAGGGGTGGAATTAAGCAAAACCCTTTTTGGGACCTAAATTCCATTTTTACTATCAAAGAAATTTGGGATGGCGAAATAGATTTAATTACCAGTGATGATGATCTCGGTTGCTTCCCTGTGCGACCTCATCAGATTGGCCATGCTACAGACGCAGAACTAAAAGCAGGTAAAAGATTGGAGGTGGAAAGTGAATGAAGTTCAATTAAAACCTGAAGAGCGCCTTGCTCAATTAATCAAGTCGGGTGCCAGCTTGGTTGGCCACACCGACTTTGCAAAAATTATGGGATGCAAGGCAAATACAGTTCGGGTCTGGGCTGTTCGCGGAAGTGGCCCGATTAAACCGGTCATTGTGAATGACATGTATAAGTGGCGTTTGACTGATATTCGAAATTTGGTGGGTGTGTGATGACAGATCAAGAAATTAAAGACAGTAAACCCAATGGTGCAACATGCTATAAATTGATGAAATGCGGAAGACCTTTGTATTTCAACAACAATCATCAATATTGGAATTGGGTTTCAGGGAAATGGATTGATACCTGTGTTCGATACTATGAAGATAATATACAGCCTCTTATATGAGGCTTTTTTATTGCCTGCCTGCTTACACCATTCATTTTAACTGCTTACATAGTGCTTACATAGATTCTAGAATTAAAAAAGCACCTAAGAGATTTTCTCTTAAGTGCTTGATATATTTGGTGGGCCCAGACAGACTTGAACTGTCGACCAACGGATTATGAGTCCGCTGCTCTAACCAACTGAGCTATAGGCCCTATATAGGCTGAATTTGTTATATTTCAACTAGTTCAGGCGCATTGAATACTAGCCAAGATTAGATCAAAAAACAAGTACTTTTCTTGCTGCTTGCACACTTAGCCAGCAATCATTTTTTATCTTTAATAACTGTTCTGTTTAGGATTTAAGACTTCAGTCTAAGTTGAGCTAGCAAAAGCCTCATATGACATCTATATTTTCTATTTAAAATAAAGAGAGCTGTGCTAATTATTCGAATATCAAATTAATAAATTGATCGCTTTTACGTCTCAATACATCATAACCAATAAAAATACCAA